TTATGGATCCTTTCATCAATGGTGTCTTTTGTGAGTAGGTTATAAATCGTGATATTATTCTTCTGACCTATACGATGTGCCCTATCAACGGCCTGGTCGTACAATGCTTTGTTCCAAGGTTCGTCCATGAATATTACAGTCTTACCTGCGGTCAATGTCAAACCTGTACCCATAGCACCGATAGTACCTATCAATACTTTTGTATCCGGAGTTTCTTGGAATGATTTAACAACTTGCTGTCTCCAATTATCCGGGGTTTCGCCTGTTATCTGTGCGACACTATATTTATCATAGAGCCTTTCGAAGACGGCATCCGTAACCTGTGTCCAATTGCTAAATATAATGACCTTTTCATTGTTAGACAATGCTTCTTCTACAATGTCTTCCATACGGTCCATCTTAGCACTTTCTTTAACAGTGCTTGACAATATACCTGTATAACCTGTTGCTTGTCGTAATCTGATAAGTGTTGCCAACGGATTATTCTGGAACTCAACCTGGTCGATATTCATCTTAATATCCATTTCAACTTCCTTGTATATTTCAGATTGAGGTTTGCCCATCTCAACATATTCATCGACATATACTTTGTCCGGAAGATCAAGTACATCGTCTTTAAGACGCCTGAGCATGATTTCACGAACCTGCTCTGTGAGTTGATCCATGTTTTTATATCCAATAACTTCATATCCGCCATAACCACCCATAATGCAATAGTGGTTCTTGAATGAATAGAAAGCATGACTTTCGTACCCAAGCCATTTCAGTATCACATAAAGGTCAAGAGGACTATTCATCAAAGGTGTACCTGTCATACCGATCCTACACTCCGGCAAACATTTCAAGAAGCCTTTGGTCTGTTGTGCAGTCGGGTTCTTCATTTTGTGCATCTCGTCCGCAACGCACATATTGATTATCTTCTTGTCGCACAACTCCTTAACAGTTTTGGCGAAAGCTTCGTCTCTGAAACTCTCAACGTTCGTTATCAGGAAATATGTGCTGGTCTCGTTTGTGAGTAACCACCTCAAATCTTCAACCTTATCTTTTGTACCGCCAATTACTATCGTGCCATCACGTTTCGTCTTCTGACCGAGTATCCAGGGCGCTTCGTTTGAGTGTGTTATAATCTCATTTCGCCAATTCCATTTCAGCGTATTAACACCGCAAACGATAAGGCAATGCTTATACCCATATTTCAGTTTACGAGCAACCGCAATATCTATTGCTTGTTTGGTCTTACCTAAACCTTGTTCATCACCTAAAAACCAACGGTCATAATCCAAACCGTACTTGATACCTTCGATCTGGTGCTGATACGGATTTGTCTTGAACTCAAACCCTTCAGGTAATTCAAGTGTTGTAGGACGATCCTCGAGCATTGATAACTGACCTGTGAGTGTTATTGCCATGCCTTCAAAACTCTCCAAAAGGAAATTGACCTTGTCGGTCGGTACTTCCCAAGTTTTGTTTTCAGGGTTGTAATTCTTAAAAGGTAATGACCTTAAAGCATTTACCACCTTGGCGTCATATTCGAACGATACAAACGCACTACATTCTGTTTGAAACTTCTGTGACTTTCTAATGTCAATAGTAATCATCTTAACCTCCTTAATTCATTGTATTTCAATGATTGAGTATATATTATCATGTAATAATTACGCTGTCAACAGGTTAAAAAACACGACCGAGAGTATTTTTCGGTCGTGTATTATATAATATGAAATTTCTTGTCGGACTATACTATTTCAGGTTCGCCCTTACCATGTCTTATCGAACGACTATTCTCGACATTCAAACGATACAAATACATATAGTCTGAAATGAAAGTTATGCGTTCCGCCTTCTCAATAGCCTTATGAACAAACGGTACATCTTCATCAAAACCGTCCGGGAATCTTATATCTTCAATAAGTTTACGATTATATAAGCGAGACCATACAGCCCAATTCCAATCCGGGAGTTCATCTTCTATTGTATTAAGTTTCACATCAAAATATGGGAAGTTATCTTCTTGTGGTATTGTTTTCCACGAAAGTTTGCACAGATCAAATGGCTCGGTATCTATTTTATTCAGTGCCAATCTTATATAGTTATCCGTTACAAGATCGTCGCTATCAAGGAAACCTATGTAGTCACCTTTAGCAAGTAAAATACCGTAATTCCTTGCACGACCTAAGCCTCTGTCTGGCTGTTCAAAAACTTCAAGCCAATCATAGTTAGACAAATAGCGATCTGTTCCTTGGTCGTAAATCAAAATAACCTGAACATACTCGTTGATCTGCTCATTCAGTACCGCCATAAGCTTGTCTGTCAATTCTTGTGTTTTGTAAAATGGAACTATAAGCGTGAGTTTTACCATTACCCTGTTAAACCTCGAATTGAAAAGTCAACCTTTATACCTTCCTTCTCGAAAAGTGGAATAACATCTTGTGCAACCCACTTTCCTTTTTGTATCCCAAACCATTTATTATTGTGATAACCATATTCAAATACAAGATCGTCCGGAGATCCTGTCCATATATAATAATCGTAATAATCAGGAGTGGGACTTAATTCCCATTCCCAAGGGGTTTTTTGGCAATCGAGCAGAGATAATAGTATGTCTTTTCTCCAGAGTGTCGGTTGACAACTTTTACGATAATACCCACCATCTGGTTTCCTGTTAAAATTGCCATATTTGCCAGGTTCTGTGGGTGAATAATCTTTTTCGAAATTGAAATTAGCAATCTTCTCATCTTCGTCCATCCATTTAATACAGGTATTAATTATACCCTGCCAAACTTCTCTACGAATAAACATATCTTCGCACATACATATAACATAGTCTGTGGGGATTTGCGATAAGCAATCGTGCATTTTTTCAGTCCAGGTACCTTTTTTGCTGTGTAGTGCGGTAACACCTTTGATCCTTGGGCTTTTGCTTTCACAAGCTAAATACACTTTGTACGGACAATTCCAATATTTGAAGAACAATTTGAAAAAGGGTTTCCACACATCCGAATAAGCATCGCAGGAGTATATCATAACAGAACAGTTTTTCACTTTATGCTCCTTTTATTTAGACAAAAATACCCCGCGTGGGACACATCGTTGAGAGGTGTGCGGGGTTTCCATTATTTACCTATCGTATTCCATGTCTTAGGTCCGATAATACCATCTGCTTTAAGTCCTTTAGACATTTGATACTGTTTTACCGCTAACTCTGTGTTAGGACCAAAAATACCATCTTCATTACCACAGAAGAACCCTGAAATGTTGAGGTACTTCTGCCAATGAAGTACATAATCGTTCTTGTCACCTTTACGAAGTGTAGGATAATAATCACCCGGTTTGTATGCCGGCTTCGGTGTAATTGTTGTTCCTAACACTTCTGCGTCCCATTCGTATAACTTGAACAAGTTGATTTTTTCAAGTAACGTTGTAGCATACGTAGGGCTCGTAGCGTAACCGTCAGCGCTGACATTATTGCAAGCCTTTACATAATCGGTACAACCACGCAAATTTTTGTAGCGTGCTAGTCGATTGAACAATCCTGAATGGTCATCTACAGACTCCTGCCATGACGGATATTTACGAAAATCAGCAAGCACCCGTGTCTTTACCCCATTGTAATACTCGGTGGTCCACATCTTTACAGCCTGTCCATTGTAGAATCCCTTAATGCCAAAAAGGTTATTTGCTTTCTGTGTAAGACCGCTGTTGCCTTTACTACTTTCAATAAATGCCTGTGCTCCGGTCAATGAAGCAAGTATGCCGTTTTTACGCATATCATTTATTGCAAAAGGTTTGAACTTCTCAAGAAATGATTTGTCGGTATATGCCATATTTTACCCCTTTACCGCCTGAACAGCGCCTTCGATGATAGCATTGATCTCTTCTGCTGTTATTTTAATACCGAGTTCTTCGGATTTTGCCTGTACCATTTCAACCGCATATCTCTTCTTCTGAGCCCATTCCTCAGGAGTATAGATCTTCTCAGCTGAACGAACAACGGTTTCAGCAAATGAAACAATCTGATTATACTTATCTTCGCCTACCTTATTTTTCAGCCAAGGAATAACATAAGCTGAGATAAGGATAATGACAACCGTTACAATGGATTCTGTGAGTTTTGTAATCAATTCAGGACTCATCTGAATTACCTCCTATTTATCTCTTAAATCTGCTACAGCCTGTTCAAGTTTGTATGTTCTTTCAATAACCTGATTA